GCGCGCCGGCGGTGCCTACGGCTACTCCAGCGTGGCCGTGGCCGTGGTCGATGAAGCGTGGTCAATCCCGGCCACCGTGGTCGATGACGGATTGGAACCGACACTGGTGGAAGGTGTCCAACCGCAACTGCTGTTGATCACCACCGCGCACCGCCTGTCCACCGCGCTGATCCTCGACCGCCGATTGGCCGCCCTGGACGATCTCGGAACCGTTGCCGAACCGGTGCTACTGGTCGAATGGTCGATGCCACGCCACTACCCGCTGGACGATCCGGAAGGCTGGCGGATCGCCTCGCCGTGGTGGACGCCGCAACGTGAACAGATGATCCGTACCCGCCTCCAGCGCGCCCTGTCCGGGTTCGCCTCGGACGACGAAACCGAACCGGATCCGCTGGAATCGGTGCGCGCCCAATGGTTCAACCAACACCCGCTGAAATTGACCACCCGCCACAAAACCGAGACGCTCGTGGACGTGGAACGCTGGGCCACCCTGGACGTGGCAAGCTCGGAACCGCGCCGGCTGTGGGTGGCGGTGGCCGACAACTTCGGGCGCGGTGCCGGTGTCGTGGCGGTGGCCGACATTGGCGATAGCCGTTACGAGCTGGACGCCTGGACCTGCACTGATCGGGAGGCCGGTCTGGCCGATGCTCGCGCCACCGTGGACCGCCTCGGTGTGATCGGCCAGGTGATCGTGGAACCGTCCCTAGCCTCGATCGCACCCGGCACCGAGGCCGCCGCGCCGGCAGATATCCGGTTCGGTCTGCCGTTGCTGCGCGAGCTGGTCGAGTCCGGACGCCTCGTCCACGATGAAACGCCGGAGCTGGACTTGCAGTTCGCTGAGGTCCGGGTACGTCCGGTGCAAGGTGGTCTGGCACTGGCCACGCCGGCGCGCTCGGATCTCGTGCGCGCTGCTGCCCTGGCGGTGCGCGCCGCGGTGGTCCAACACCCGACACCGGCCATCCACTAGGTCAAGGTGCGCTAAAGGGTTAGTGTTAGGGCCCAATGGCCGAGATCGAGGAGCGCGCCCTACGGCCCACCTCTCAACTGATCCCGAACAGCAACGATCCGGCCACCGTGCCACCGGCCACCGTTGGACCACCCGAGGCGCGCCCCGGTGATCCCGATGGAATCGTGGTGGTGGAGGAGGGCACGCCGCGCCGGCCTCCCGGCCCGCCGCGCTCATCACCGTGGTCCGGTTGGCCGGCCGAATGGCCGACGCCACCGTGGAACGGTCAATACGAGGCGCTGGTGGATGCCGCCTGGGCATGCCTCGATCTGAACGCGCGGATCCTGTCCACCATGCCGCCCTACACCGTCAAGGCCAACCGCCTGGTGCAGTCCCCGACGTGGATGGACAATCCGGACCCCGATCTCTATTCGTCCTGGGACGAGTTCGCCAAACAGCTGTGGTGGGATTACCAGCTGGGCGAGGCGTTCGTGCTGTGCACGGCGCGCTACGCCGACGGGTTCCCGGCACGGTTCCACGTCGTAGAACCGTGGCTGGTGAACGCCGAAATGGACGCCGGCCGGCGGCACTACTCGATCGGTTCACTGGACGTGACCGATGACTTGTGCCATATCCGTTACAAGTCCACCGCTAGCGATGCCCGAGGCCACGGCCCGCTGGAGGCCGGGAGCGCGCGCCTCGTGGCCGCCGGGGTGCTGGAACGCTACGCCGCCTCGATCGTGGCCGGCGGTGGGATCCCCTACTACGTGATCAAGCACCCGCTGGAGCTGAAACAGACGCAGGTGGATGACCTGTTGGATCAGTGGTGGACCTCGCGCGCCTCGCGTGTGGGCCAGCCGGCGGTGCTCTCCGGTGGTGTGGAGATCGAACAACTCCAGATGAGTCCGGAGGATATGGCGCTACTGGACCTCAGTCGGTACAACGAATCGCGGATCGCGGTGCTGCTCGGTGTGCCGCCGTTTCTCGTCGGCCTCCCGTCCGGTGGCGACTCGATGACCTATTCCAACGTGAATGCGATCTTTGACTACCACTGGCGCTCCGGCCTGAAAACGTTCGCTGATCCGGTGGTGCGCGCCCTGTCCGGTTGGGCGCTACCGCGCGGCACGAATCTGGAGGTCAACAGCGATGAGTACGTGCGCGGCGATCCGCTAAACCGCGCGATGACGTGGGAGATCCTGATCCGTATCGGTGTCCTATCCGCCGAGCAGGTATCCAAGATCGAACGATTCAACATCACCGGCGAGGCCACATTCGAAACGGCGATCCCGACGCCGGCCGGGGTGTTGGCATGAGCGATCCCGGCCGCCCGACAAGCCCGATCGAGTTCCGATCGGTCACCGACTTCGCGGTGCGGTTCGCTGATCGCACCATCGAACTAGTGGCGATGCCCTACGGGGCCGACGCCGCCGTTGTCGTACATGGCCGGCCATGCATGGAGTCGATCGCCGCCGGATCATTCGATGGTGTGGAGCGGCGCGCGAACCGTGTCAAGGTGAACCGGGATCACGATCTGGAGCGCACCGTTGGGCGCGCCGTGGCGTTGCACCCGAGCCGCACCGAGGGACTGGTGGCCGAGCTGCGCATCGCCCGCACCCCGCTCGGTGATGAGACATTGGCACTGGCCGATGACCAAGCCCTGGAGCCATCGGTTGGGTTCGCGGTGATGCCTGGCGGTGAACGGTGGCTGGACCAGCGCGCCCGACGCCTCGTGACCAAGGCATTCCTAGATCACATCGCCATGGTCCCCGAGGGCGCGTACGAGGGCCGGATCCTGTCGGTGCGCGCCGCCGGCACAGCCGACGCGCCACGATCGGCAACACCGAATCTCGATCAGGTGCGCGCCTGGCTCTACGCCGACAACTATGGTGTCTGACTGAGTAGGACCATCGCACTACCAGCCGTCGCAGACCGCAGGGCGGGCCGGCTGTAGCGGGTGACGAACGCCCTACGTGAACCGTTCCCACTTTCACGTACTGGAGTCGCCATGCCCGCTACTGATGCCATGATTGCCCGCCTCGAATCCGAGCTGGAAGAACGAAACGCGTTTATTGAAGGCCTCGTCGGTGCGGCCCACGACGCCGACCGCGACCTCTCCAGCCAAGACATGGAAATGATTACCGGGGCGCGTAGCCGGATCTCGGAACTGGCCGGCCAGCTCAATCCGCTGCGCGAAACGTCGCGCCTGTCGATCGAGTCGCGCCGGCGCGCGGTGGAGATCGACGCCGAGCTACAAGGCCACCGCCGAATGGGCGCAGTCGAGTACCGCAGTGCCGGCGCATACGTGGCCGATCTGTATTACGGCCAGCTGGGAGATCGCGACGCGCAGAACCGCATGGAGATCTTCAATCGTGCCGCCGCGCATCAGACCACCGCCGACAACCCTGGTCTGTTGCCGGAGACGATCGTGGCACCGATTATCAACTACATCGCCGTAGCGCGCCCGATCTGTTCCACGCTCGGTCCCACCGACCTCGGTAGCGGCGCGTGGTCGTATGCGCGCGTCACTCAACACACTCAGGTGGCCAAGCAGGCCGGCGAGAAAACCGAACTGGCCTCGCGGAAAATGACGATCACGAAAACGGCGCTCGGGGCCGACACATTCGGCGGGTACGTCAATGTTTCCAAGCAGGACATAAACCGGACCTCGCCGGCGATCCTCGACATGGTGATCGCTGATCTGGCCGAACAGTACGGGATCGCCACGGAGCTGGAGGCCGGAACCGTGCTCACCGCCGCCGCCACCGCCGGCCCGACGATCCCCACCGGCACCCCGACTCCGGCCGCTGTGGCTTCCGCGATCTGGACCGCTGCCGGTTCGGTGTTCGCCGCGACCAAGGGCCAAGGCCGCACCGTTGTGGCGGTGTCCCCCGACATGCTCGGTCTGATCGGTCCGATCTTTCCGCCTGTCAATCCGACCAACGCCTACTCATCCGGGTTCACCTTGCCGATGGGTTCGGGTGAGCAGGGCAACATCGCCGGCTTGTCGATCATCATGAGCGCCGGCCTCGCCGCCGGGACGATCCTGGTCTATTCGACCGCCGCCGCCAAGGCATTCGAGTACCGCTACGGCAACCTGCAGGTGGTTGAACCATCGGTGTGGGGTGTGCAGGTCGGTTACGCCGGAGACTTTGACGCCGTGGTCGTGGAGCCGACTGGAGTCGTCAAGGTGACGAAAACACCATGAGTGGCGAACAGTACGACGCGCCCAACCAAGAGCTGGTGCGCCCGGACGGTTCCGGGCCGGCCGACGTTGGCGACGGTATGGGTGAACCGCCGCCCGATCCCGAGGTGGAGCTGGCCGACGAGGACGAGGACGAACAGCCCACCAGGCGCGGACGGAAACCGGCGCGCTGATGCCCTACGCGAGCCGCGATGAGCTGGCCGAGGCGTTGCGTATCCGTGTCACCGCGGGCAATACGCAACTACTGGAGGACTGTCTTGCCGCGGCCGCCGAGGAGATCGACGCCGCCCTAGATCGTGTCGAACCGCTGCCCGATCCCGCTCCGGCAGCGGTTCGGCGCACGAATGTGAACCGCGCCGCCGAATGGTTCAAGGCCGCCGACGCCGCTAACGGTGGAGTCGGAACCGATCAGCTCGGCGCGCTCACCACGCCGGCCTCCGGGTTCGACCGTCACCGCGCCACGATCCTCGGTGAGAAACAGCAATGGGGGATCGGGTGAACCTGCTGGACGCGCGGGGCAAGCTCGGCGCAGCACTGGAGCCGCTCACCGATGGTGATCCGGCGGTGCTGGTGGATCTAGTCGATTCACTGGAGCCGCCGGCGCTGGTGCTCGGTTGGGGCGAACCGTGGCTGACCCCGCAGACCTCCTGTCTAGCAACCGGCCGACTCGTGGTCACCTGTGTCGCCACCCGCCTGGTGCCGGGTGCCGGAGTCGAACAGCTGGAGCAGCTGATCACCTACACCCTGGGACGCCTGGCGATCTCCGGCGGTGCGTGGCCGTTGGATTCCGTGTCCGGCCCGCGGGTGTTCACCATCGCCAACGTCAACTACCTAGCCGCTCGGATCGTGGTCCGGGTTCCGATCACAACAGGAGGACCGTAAATGTCCGAACCGAATCCGCTCATCCTCTACAACCCCGAGCTGATCATCGATGGTGAATCGCTCAAGTGTCTCATGTCGCATATCGAGATCACCCCCGATGTGACGCTGGTCGAGGTCAAGACCTCGTGTGGCGTCAAGGAATACCCCGGCACCGTCAAGTGGACGCTCAAGGCCTCGCTGTATCACTCATTCGATCCGGCCGGCACGAACGCCGTTCTCACCGCCGCAGTCGAGGGGCGCGCCCCGGTGCCGTTTTCGGTGATCCCATCATCTAGCGCGGTGGTGTCCGCAACTAATCCGGAGATCACCGGCGAGTTGATCCCGCAACCATTCACCACGATCGCCGGCGATGTGGGTGACGCCTCGTCATTCGATCTCGAATGGTCGATCCAGGGTTGGGACCTCTCACCGACCTTGAACATTGTTCCGACTGCTACCAGGGCGCGCACCGCCAAGGGCAAGAAAGAGCCGGCGGAGGCGTGACCGCCAAGATTGTCGAGTTCGTCGGTGAGGAGCAGGCGATGGCCGACCTACGCCGCTGGGCCGACCAGCTCGGCCCGGAGGTGGCTCGCGCCGCCGCACCGTTCGCGCAGCAGATCGCGCAACGGGTAGCCGGGATCGTGCCGGTGGTGTCCGGCACCCTGGCCGCCTCGGTCCACGCCGGCGAGGACCTCGGCGGTGATGCCAACGCCGCCACCGTGACCATCGGTGATGGTGTGCCGTATGCCGGGTGGATCGAGTTCGGTGGCGGTCGGGGCCGGCCGTACATCGCGGATGGGCGCTACCTGTACCCGACCGCGCAGGCCGCTGAGGATGAGTACGCCGCAATGGCGGCCGACGCCGCC